AGGCAAAACTCCTGGCAAAATGTTGCTTTGAAGCCCTTTTATGGTTTCTGATTCGTCTCCGTATTTTCTGCCAATCGGACCACCTTGGTCATCCTGTCGCATTTTTTCAGCAGCTTTATCGACTTTTGCTTGGGCACTGAAGGGAAGTGCTTCATCAATTTTTTCTTGATTCTCTTTAAAGTGTTTATAATAATCTTTCAAATCATAGTCAAGGTATTTTTTAACAATCACTCTTAAATCTCCAATTAGGACATTTGCAATTGGAGCGTCTAATTTTCCACCTTCATATTGTTCTACAATTCCATCATAAAGCATAGCAAATTCTTCCATGCCTCTCAGAAAATCTTCATGCGTATCATCATTCGGAAAGTTTGGCAGTCTTGCTTCCAACGCCTTGATCATTTCTTTAAATCTTTGGTCTGATTCTTGATCTATAATTTTTCCAACTTGCTTAATTGCGGCATCTTTTTCTGGACCTCTAGCCCTCTCTATATTAGGCATCATTCTAACAACAGCGCCTTTTATTTTTTCCAGAAACCCCTCTTCTAAAATTGCTTTTTTAAGTTCTTCATCAATAATCTTTTGTAGTTGTTTGGTGTTCATTTTTATTTCCTCAGAATGTCATTAAGCAGTCTATTAATGCGATCTGCTTTAGAATTAACTTGTTTTTGTTTTACTTCGTTCATCATCATAAATGCGCCTTGAGTAGAAGGCTCTGAAACGATATCGAAGCAAATTAATTGTAAATCATCTTCAACGATGGTTTGACCTTGGTGCTCTCTCACAGAGCCTAAAGACCGAGAGGAAATCCCACATTTTACTTGATCGTGTATAAGAGATTCTAAAATCTTTCCTGCTGGAGTTGAGAGAACTTTAATTTTTCCCTTTAAATCATTTCCATCCCACCAAAGGTCTGTGACCATGTGAGAGGCGTTTTTAAGATTTACAACAGAGTCTTCAGGATGATCTAGTTCGCCGCAAGCTCGGTTTTCATGAACGGCTTTCATGTAATTTTCAACTTCCCTCATTAAGATTTTTTTAGGATAAATTCTTTTATTTCCGTTCTCTTCATCAACACGCTGCATAACACCAGATAGAAAAACTGTACCATTCTTTACCTGTTGTTTTTCGTCTTCAGTTAAAAGATCTTCGCAAACACCATCAGCACATAGTTCATAGTATTCTCTTAAAAGATATTTGTTACTCATTTGTTTTCTCCCTCGTCAATCCACTTAATTCCACCAGCTTTTGAACCTGCTGGTGGGACACTAGTGTATCGAGGCATTACTCCCAACTCGACTTCTTTTGATTTTGGTCGCGATGGTCTTTCAATGTCTTTCTCTTTTCCCATGACACACCTTCGAAGTACATCCATCGCATTATTAATCTCTTCTTGTGTGCAGTCGTTATTACTTTCAAAAAGATTGGGAAGGGCGTCTTTTGTTTCTCCACCTGTCAATAGTTGATCTACCAATTTCCAAGTTTTTGCAAGAGAATCAAATAGTTGCAAAAATTCATCTGATGCAGCTTCTTCTTCATTCTCGCCTAAATGTTCATGTACTTTTTCTAATGCTTCGCCCAATAAAATATAAACATATCGGGCGATTCTCTTTTCTTCACTTGCAGAAAGTTCATCCACTTCTGTTAGTTTTTCAAGTTCTTCTTCGATTAATTGTTTAATTTGTTTTTTCGTAATTTTCATTATTAGACCTTAAGTTTTTAAAATGCGGGCGCAACCCGCACGATTTGGCAGCCAGACTTACAACGTCGCACGGGACGTAATGCCCGCTTTTTTGATGTCCAAAGATTGTCAACCATCGTTATCACCCCTAGTGTTTAAATTTATTCCATTATCTCCAACAATCATGTTTAGCAAATACGAAGTTCCAGAACTAAGACATGCCAGCATGAATCCTGTTATTATAGAATAATCAAATGTAATTAGTTCGGTATATGGGTTAATAGCCCACAAAAAAAGTCCTACCCACCAGCCAACACACATTGGGCAATGAAAAAAGTGATAAGAAGGCCGGATCTTATTAAAAATCGCACCGTATACTAAGATTTGAGTCATTCCAAATGCAATTAGAATAAAATAAATTAATGACATTAATAGTAGCCATAGCCACTAAGATACTTGCGAATCCTAGAAGGGGTAATGGTTCCCTTTTGGGGTTCTTCTGGGACTCTTCCAAGAGGTGTTGTTTCATCTTCAGCGGGATCTACTAAGTTGTCTTCGATGCTATTTTCGATAAAATCAGCTGCCTCCATAAATGGCTTTTGTTCATCTAAAAATTTCTTAGTAGAAAGCAAAACAACTTGAGTTGAATTTATGTTTTCATCAACTGATTCGGGATAGGATGCTTGAAGACTTCCAAACACATTTCCACCTTGAATAGTCTCAGGTGACACGACACCTTCTTTAACTAAAAATCCTAAGTATTGATTTTGAAAACCATAAACTTCATCTGTTAATACTTCTTTCGGAAAAACAGTTATTTGTTTTGTTCCAGTATCCAAGAGGATATCAATGTGCAAATGATCAAGGATCATTATTTTTCCATCTAATGTTTTGCGAACTTCTAAATTAATTTTAGTAGTTGAGGGCGGTTTTACTTGCTGATCTTGTTGCCCAATTTTAATCTTAATCGCCATCGGATAAAAGCTCCCGAGTTAAGGTTTGGATTTTGGCAACTTCCAAAATCATTTTTTCATCAGGCTTTTGATTTTTATAAGATTCTAGGAGATTGAAGACTTCTTTTGTTTTTCGAGACATTTCTTTGTCTTCCTTTAATTCACTTATTATTAAAGAACTTTGAAGCTGTGTTTTAAGTCTGCCGATTTCTTCATTTAAGTAAGAATTTAGTTCAATACCATTATTTGTAAACGATAGAATAAATCTGGAAAATAACTCTTTTTGTTCATCCAGTAATTCTTTATGGTACTTGTCATTAAATCGTTTTGTAAAAGATTTAAACACTAAATTATCGATTGGTTTCATTGTCTTTTCTAATCTTTTAGAAGACATTCTGTTTACGATTTCATTTTCTAATAAAATTTTAGATTTGATAGAATCTCCATTATTAAAGATTTGATAGATTGATGCTAAATTTTTATAATTGGGAATGAAATTGGAAAATACATCAGAAGAAACACTTTTTCTAATTTTACGAACAAGAGTGTTCTGTTCCGAAATTAATTTTTCCTGGTCGATGGATGAGTGTTGACGTTTGGCTTCATTAATAATTTTTTCTGCTGTTAACGTATCCACGTCTTTAGTTTCAAAAATAGAACGATATAGTTTTAATTCTTGATATAAGAAAGATTCTTTATTGAAAGACTCCTTAATGATCGCAATTATCTTTTTTTTCTTAACTTTGTTTTTGGAAAAGATACTTCTAGTTAATTCTTGTATCAACGCTTCATAAAGAAAAGCACTATTTCTTTTTTTATTGTGTCTAAACTTTGCCATTTTTATCTTCTCTCTTCCTTTTTAATTCTAAATTTTTAATAATTTGCTGTATCTCTACATCATTTTCTAGAATTGTAAGTTCTTCTTTTAAATACCTGTCTTCATAATTAGTCTCTAAATTCTCATAAATTCCTCTTGCAAGCTGGTTCAGCTCAGAAGAGCCCTTAAAAATGTTTCTTTTTGTATTTTTACCTGTTTCTTCAGAGTATTTGCTCTTGTAGCTTCTTTTACGGGCTCCCATCGGTCGCCTATCTGATTTAACAGGTGTATACATTTTTCCTTTAGCTCCTGGTGTAGTGTATGGTTTCTGATCTGGTCTTCTCCATTCCAAATCATTACGTTTGCCTGGTTGAGCCAATAATGTTTCTTCTTCTGCTGGAGCTTCTTCTGCTGGAGCTTCTTCTCCACCGATTTCTTCGCCGCCTCCGGCACCGAGATCTGAAAGATCTGCACCTTCGTCACCACCAGCAGGCGCTCCCAAATCAGCACCAGCACCGGCACCTCCGACGCCACCCATCGCTTCTTCTTCTGTTCCGATTTTATCCAGCTCTGAAGTTATTCGTCTGTCAAAGAACATCTCTCTTTGATTACGAATAAGTTCTTCGTCTGATAGATCGAAGATGTTTTTTGCAACCCATCGTTTGCTGAAGAATCCTTCTGTTGCACTTCCAGCAATTTCAAATTTGGTTCGCCAGTGTTCAAGTTCTTGCAACTCTGCAATTTTAGAAGGAGCATTCAAGTGAAGTTTAAAAGAAATTAAATCTTTACCTTTATATCCTAGAGTATACAAATGAACTACTGCAATTTTTTCTAATTCTGAAACAATGTTTCTTTGAAGTCTTGTGATCGTTCGGGCAAAACGAATGTCTTTTTGTGCAAGAGTTGTTTTATCTTCACTTCCTTCTTCCCCTTGTGTCAGATAGGATGCGGGAACCTTTAAAGCTGAAAATAGTTTATCCCTTAAATATTTAACATCGTCAATGTCTCCAGTGTAAGTGCCGCCTGGTAATGACTCAATTCTTGTGCCAGCTGCTTGTCCGCGAACAGGAATAAAATAATCTTCGTCAACAGACATTGGGTTGTAACGTAAATCAACACGACCAGTATCTTCAGAAATAACCTGATTCCTTTTCATTTGAGTCACAATTCTTTGCATGTGTTGCTCAACTTCATTCTCTGGGATTCCTCCCACATCGACATAAAAAACCCTTCTTTCAGGAGAACGGACGATGCGATAGGCCATCATCGCATCTTCCAATAGTTGTAATTGTCTCCAAATTCGACGGGATGCTTCCAAAACAGAAGTTCCATAGGGAGCGTATTTATCGTTTCCAAGATTTCTAAAATGACAAATTTGCCAATTTTCAAATGTTAAACCACCACTATTCCACTGAAACTGAACATAATTTGGATTAGTTTTATCTTCCCCTTCAAGCCTTTCAATTTCCACAGCTGGAAGTCCAATCGCTGATTTAATTCCCAATTTATCATCGATGTCTAAATACAAGAAATAATCTCCATATTTACACGCACTCCGACACCATCCAAATAGATTAAATTCAATGTTCAGAACACTATAAAATAATGTATTTAAGATTTCTTTGATTTCTTCATTGTGACAATTAACGGTTAATAGTTTTTGTAATGGTGAAGATACAGTCATTTCATCGCCATAAATGTCAAGTGCTGAAGCAATCTCTGGCATGTATTCCATTTGATCAAAATCAATGTATCTTTCTGCTCTGGCTTCTCCTGCCAATGATTTACCAAAAACATTGTCAAAAGGATTCGTGGTGGATTTCTTAAAACTTAATCCGCCAGCTGATTGAAACTTATATTTATCTAATTGCCATCTTTTGAGTTGTCGTGGGTTTTGGCGCTGGTATTGCGTCAATGGTCCAGACAACAATCTGGTAAGTGCTTTAAATAAAAATGAGTCGGGATTCCTTGTATTAGGTTTTTTATTATTATATGCCATTTTTTATCCTTTTAAAATCCATCCAAAATCATTATACATTTTTTTTGCATTATTCATTTTATCAAATGTTTCGTTCCTTTTGTAACCTTGTTGACCTGGAATAGTCGTATTTAATTTAGTAGAAGTTACGATCATAGAATTTAAAAATGCCCTTTTATACTGTAAATCACGGGTATTTTCCTCAAGAACCGTATCTCTAATCCAACAAGTGATTGCCAATGAAATAACCAAATCATCGTTGTACCCTCTTTGTGACTCTGGTCTTCCATTTTTCCAAACAAAAGTTTTTAACTCTTGCTGAGTACGAGCAGAATGTATTGTGATTAAATCATTTCGAATGAATTCTTCTAATTTAGAAACTATCAGCGGTCTTGTTTTTTGAGATGTTGTAAAGCCAGGGATAGAATTTGAAATGTTCTGCGCTTCGTATTGATCAACAAATTCATGAGTTCCTTTAGTAGAATAATATAGATTTGGATAACCGGCGTCAATGAGTTTTTCCAAAACTGAGAAGCCGATGTTATTGTTTTCGACCACGACCATCGCATCTCCGTATTCTTTTCCTGCGTCGAATAAAATCCTTGAGAATAAATCTGTTGTTGGTTTGCCACGGTATTCTGCTACTTGCTCCATTGTGTTTATTTTAAAAATGTGAAAAACTGAATAGTCGTTGCCATCGCCACGAGAAACATCTCCCACTAATAAATATTTGTTTTCGGGTTTAAATTCTTCCCAAATCCAAAAATTTCTATCGAACCCTGTCTGATACTTTGGTTCGCCACAAGATTCCATAATTTTTTTTAAATCTTCTGAATTGATAACAGTTTCGCCTGAAGCATTAAAATTACACTCGTACTCTTGGGCTATCTTTCTTTTTGATAAATTTTTAGTAACGTCATCAAACCATTCTTGATCTCGTTCTGGATGTAAGGTCCAGTGTAGTATTGTTGGGTGAAAACTGTTTTCACCATTATTCGCCGCTACATAAGTTTTATGAAACCAATTTCCAACACCATTAGGAGATGAAAGAGCGATGCATCGCCCACCAACAGCCATCGTCGGTTGAAGTGCAGTCCACAGATCATCAAAGCCGTCAATGTGTGCGGCTTCGTCAATCACTAATAGTGAAAGTGCTTCGGAACGACCAGCATCTGCTGAAGTTGAAGATGCTTTAATTTCAGAACCATTATTTAAAACAAAAGAAGATCGATTATCAATTTCAATAGTTGCTATCTGATCAAACCACGGCGGAAGAGCTTTAATCATAGCTTTGACTTTCTTAACAAGATTGGCTGCTGTGCTGAATTTGGTTGCAATAACAAGAATGTTTTTATCGCGATGGAACAGCATCATCCATGAAACATAGGCAGCAGTAATTGTTGAAATACCCATTTGACGGGATTTTAGAATTACATTGTTTCGGTAATCATTAAACTTCTGTAATAATTCTTTTTGAAAATCCCAGGTTTTAAAGGCTATTTGCCCTTGAGTTGGGTGTGAAATTCTGCAATAGTTGTCAATAAAATAAACTGGATCTTTGCCACACTTGACAATTTCCCTAACCAGTTCTTTTTTTGATAAATATTGGGACATACATTTTAATTATGAAGTTGCCATTTTTTGGCGTTTTGTTAATTCTAATTTTAAAGTTCTTAAGATTACTTCCGGCGCAATCTTTTCCATAAGATCAATCATCGCTCCTATAAACGCTGCGGCTTCCGCTGGAGTATTAATGTTATCTTTCACCAATTCATCAAATTTAGTCGCAAACCCAATCTTCAAATCCCTTTCAACATCCGGGGGCATTTGGCCTTGTCCTGCTTCGGCTTCTGGTTCCTTTTGTGCTGTTGGAGCAACTTGACCGCCAGTCGGAGCTTGAACCACCGCTGGAATTTCAGCTTCTTCTATCTTCTTCATTTCCTCAAGAATTAATTTTTTTAATTGTTCTCTATTCAATTTCATCTTCAATGCTCCTCATGGCCGCTTTGCGGCCCAATGTTCTTTGTTTTATTTGTATACCGAGTGGATCGGTATTTGTTAATGCTGAAGCCACATAATCCATACTTACATCTAAATCTTCAAGTTTTTCAACAGTTTCTTTCTGTGCTCCCAGAATATCCATTAAGGCTTGAAGGATTCGTGAATCATCATTCATAGATTCATCAATAAATTGAAGTAATTTTGGCTTTGTTAACTTCATGTTCGTGGTTCTTCGTCCCGTTTGCCTGTAATGTTTTTTACTTTTTTAGCACCCGAGAATCCGTCTTTTCCCATTCCAAGCCACTTCTTGATTGATTTATCTAATCTTTCATCTGTGGTTTGCCCTAATTCGGGTTCTTCAGGCATCCCGCCAATTTTATAAGAACATGTGGCATTAACCATAGAGCGTCGTCGGCTTAATGATTGAACAAAAATGTCAGGTTCCTTGTCTATTTTTGTTAACGAAAGAGAATTGCCAGTGATTTTTTTATATTGTTTTTTTAAATAGGAAGCAATATCTTCAAGTTTTTGTGCGATTTCCGACTCAAACTTTCCGCCGTGAACATCTCTGAGTTGGATGTTTCCATGATATTTAATCGTAATTGTATTCCCGCTTAAAGAAACTCCAAAACCATCCATGATTCTCTTATCAAGTACCACATCACCTTCTTCTCGCGAAAGGCCGATTTTTATGGGCTCTCCCTTTTCGTCAAGGGCTCCATCATAGGCAGTCGCTACTGCACTTGAAATTCCCCTTACAATATCTAAGACGTTATTTTTTTCAGCCATTTTTCTTCTCTTCCCTCAACGTATTGAACGTAGCACTTAAAGCAACACTTAAATTTTGTCATGTAAAGATCGTCCCTTAATTCAAAAGAATAAACTTTTCCTT